ACAGCGACAATTCACGTGGGCAGGCGGGCCGGCGGCGACCTCTGCGGGCCACTCGTCCTCCGTCATGCCGTTGAGGTTGACCCCGTAGGCTTCGCCGGTGCATATCGGGCAGACCTTCTCGTCGGCGTCGGTGTTCCATACGCGAATCATGGTGATCCCTGCCCTACCGAGGTACTTCTGATATTCCACCGTGGCTTGCGCAGCGGCGCGCGTCGTCTCGGTCACCGCTATCATCCGCGCTCGTGCCGGGTCAGACAATGGGCGCATCATGGCGGTCAAGTCATCAATCGTCATGCCCGGCGTCGTGCGGTATGTTTCGATGATGGGCTTGATGCGGTCTGCCGTCGTCCGGTCGATGCGTGACGTCGTCAGTGGTACGTAGTCACTCAGCCAGTCCGTGATTTGCTGGGACTCGTCGTTGGTGTCCATGGGGATAGAAAACTGCGTGCCAAGTTTGTCGATGCGCTTGCTCATCTGCGTGGCCAGCTCGGCGTTCAGCACCGGCGCCACGACGTCTTTGAGCGTCGGGTCGACTTCTTTGCCTTGGACAATTTGCCGAGCCCACGTAGCGCCACGCTTGGCGAGTTCCGGTGCGATAGCGTTGTAGATGCGTCGTTCGTCCGGGGTCATATCGTCGACGGCTTTGACCTCGGCGACGGCACCAACAACGTCGGACACCGTGGCGCCTTCGCTAATCCGTGCCATTACGGACTTGACTTCGTCGGCAGAGATAACGGCGCTATCGAAGTCACACCACGGTGTCTTCCCTGCCTTGATGCGCCGTTCTAATTTTTTTGCAAGTAACGCCCAGTCTACGGAGCGAGTCGCAGTGTCGGGCTGTGCCGGTGCGATGGCGCCCACCGGCGTACTTGGTTCCTGCGGTGTGGCTTCCGTGGGGAGTTCGTCGGTTGGCGCAGGGGTGGGCGGTGCAAGAAACATCTCATCGACACCGTCATAACCAAGGATGCGCATGGCATCGGACAAGGGAAGCCCCGCTTGCGTGAGCTTAAGCAACGAGTCGGCACGGTCGGCTTCGTCGGCTTGCATGACGTCGAGCATCTCTGGGTTGAAGCGGATTTCGTAGCCAATCGGCGCAAGGAGTTGACCGTTAATAATTTGTTCGTAGAGTCCAAGCCGAGGCACAATGGTTTCTCGCCAAAAACTTTGTCGGTCGCTGTCGGCGGTAGCGTAGTTGGCTGCGCTGGCTTCGAGCATCGTGCGAGGGACACCGAGGGTCATAGCGATAGACGTGATGACCCGCTCTTGAAGTTCAGGTAGCATCATCGTGTTGATATCGGGTGTGACTTTTTGGACTTTGAGTTCCGGCGCACGGACAAAGAGACTGCGGAAGGCATTGGCCACTCCGCCTAATCGTGTTGCAAACTCACCACGGAAGCGTTGGAACTCTGCGTCGTCCATCGCTTCGGGTAAGTTCATCACCATGACGGGCTGGGCTCCACCCTCGAAGAACGCCGAGGTAAACCGCTCGAGGTAATGTCCAAGCTGGGCGCTTTGCAAGGCGACCTGCGCTGGTGCAAGACCGGGCAGAATGTCGTCACGATACGACGGCTCGCGAAAGTAGACGATGCTGTCAATGTTCCAAGGCCCGTAGGTGCGACCGAGTTGCGTCTGCGTAAACAATGCGCCGCTATACGGATTCTCTAAGCTTGACGACGATGGCTCGAAGCCCACCGTCATCGTCGTGGGATTAAGCACGACGAAGCCAGTCATCGTCCGACCTTTGACGATGCGGTACCAATACGCTCCACCGGTGAGGAGCAAAGAGCGCTCCGTGTCACGCATCAGTGACGACACGGTTTGTTGCCACGGCCACTCTACCTCGACACCACGCCGAGTCAGTGTGTAGGGCACGGTGCTGATTGCGTCGCACCGTAGATTTACGGCACGGTACAACATCGGGACGACCTCGTAGGCGTCCGTCGCCGAGGCAATGCGCCCCGCTCGGCTCATGCTGGACATCCAGCCGGGTATATTCATACTCACTCAGACCACCCCCATGATACTCTTGGCTTACTCATCATCGCCACGGCGCCCGAGGCGGCGTCCACGTAGTCGTCATGTGGCGATGAGGGGAAGCCGACGACCTCGTCGATAAATTGTCGATTCCATGCGCCGGCGACTAAGCGCACCTTGCCACCCTCCGCACGCGCCGCCCACGGCATCGCCCGGCTTTGCTTGTCTTTGTCCACCCTGATTCCTTTGAGGGTCACGCCGGATATCTCCGGCATACGGCGCAGTTCCTGAATTGCCGCCAAGCCGTGTATCGCCTCTTCGATGCCGACCTGCGTGCCGGCTTCGCTGTGCATCGTGGAGACGATGACCTTGCGCACGTCTGGCCACTCCGCCTTGATGTGGATACCAGCGTCAAGGTAGACCACGCCGTCATCACCAAGGGCAGCACGGATAGAGGCCGTGTAGTCTGCGCTTGTCTTGGTAGAGGCGGCCAAGTCCCAATACCGAAACCACTTGAGACCTTCGGGCGCACGAGGCACGACGCCGAGCCAGTGACGCTGGAACATTGCGCCGATAGGGTCAATGAATTGACCGTCGACTTCTTGGCGGTACATCTCGCTTGTCATTGACTGCCGAAGTGTTTCGATGAAGTGACTTGGAAGATACGGATTATCCGTGGATTTGGCTTGGGTCACGGTGTAATCTTCGCCGCTACTTTGCCAGACGTTGTATAGCCAATTCTTGCCACGTGGGGTCGTGGTGACCCATGCTCGACCCGGCGCACGACGAAGCGTGGCGATGGATGTCGGCCACGTGTCCTCCGTCATCATCGCCGCCTCGTCTAGCCAGAGCCAAGACGCATTTGCACCACGGAGGGCGTCGGGATTGTCGGCACTGCGGAAGATGATGGTACGGTCACCAAGGAGGCGCAGTTCTTTGTCTGACTTATTCCACGACGTGGCGATGCCCGCCGACGCCACAAGACTTAGTATGGTCTCCATGGCGCCAAGCTTAAGCATCGGGTACGTGGGAGCGATGATGAGGCCAAGCGATCCCTCCGGCTGTCGCAATGCTTCCACTGCGCCAGCCCTCGTCTTGCCTGAGCCACGGCCACCGATGAACATACGAAACCGCGACGCATCACTCCAGAATCTTTGTTGGGCTCTGGTCTGCGTCGTGTGGCGTATCGTCACCGGTGGGGAGACTGAGGTCGATGACGTAGTTGGTAGGGGTAGAAGATACGTTGACATTATGGTTTTCTCTATATCCCGGGTCGAGATACTTTGCTAGAAAAATTGCTGCAGCGACGTTGGTCGGCGCCATTTTATACAAGCACGCCTCAATATAATCTAAACGATTCTCCTTACCCTTCGCCCTTGCCTCAGTAAGTCGCATCGCAAAGGTTGGGTCAGCTTGTTCCATGCGCCACACCGTCTTGCGCTCAAGCCCCACGGCGAGTAGTGCGTTGTGCATGACGCCAAGTTCCGCCACCGCTTCGATGAGGTCTTCGCATTGAAGCTGGGTAAAGATTGGCTTCTCACTGACGAGCTGCTTACTCTTCGGATTCGCCATTGCCGATTGCCTGATATGTCATGAAGCGAAGAATCATATTCACGATGGACAGCGCAGCCGTCAACTGCGGGTAGATGGCGATAAGCTCAGGCCACTGGGTAAGCGTGCCGATGATGATGGCGAGCAAGGCGAACACGTTAAACCAAAGAGTCCGAGATTCATACCATGGCTTCATAGTTATTTCTCCATTAATCGAAGGGCGATAGGGACGACCACGCTGGCCAATATTAGTCCGCCGTAGAGCCGGTTGACGTGGTCTTCTAACTTCGATACCCGCGCTTCAATCATGTCGAAGCGGAGGGCGCCGTCGTCTAAACGCTTAGCGATGTACTTGATATCTCGGCTTATCTCTGCGATAGCCACTTCCACATTGTGGGCCGGTGCGGTCATCCATTTACTCCCATGTGTAGGCTTAGTAGCTTCCAAAATACATCCCACGGGAAGGCATGCGGGTCGTATTTGCCCTGCGTATCAATCCCGGCGTGTGGCGTAATCATCTGTATACTTGGCCACTTCTTAAGCCAGATAGCGACTTGCTCGGCGGTGCTGTCTACTTGGGCGTGCGGGTACGGATCGGGCACCGTTTTTGACCCGCTGTTCATAATCTCAATCCCAAGTGACATCCCGTTCGGACTGCGATTGCCCAAGCTACCGACCGAGCTATAGCCGACGTGGTAGGCGATGCGCTCATCCATGACCATGGTCGTCCGTCGTCCGTCCTTGGCGATGGCGCAGTGAATGGAGACGCCACGAGGATTACTGCGCAGGTAGGCTATTTGATTCTTTGCGGGCCCAGCGGAGCCGGTGTGGTGCAAGACGATGACTTCGGGTGGCATCGGTCGGACACCGCCTTGACTGAGTGCGGGCACAATGTCGACGGGGTATGGCATAAAAAATTCCTCCCTAACTCTATTGTCAGGGGGGTGTCAAGGGCACGACAAAGCCCCGCTCTGGTAGGGGCAGAGCGAGGCTTTGTATGTATGGGATAGAACCATGCAAGACGTAGTATATCACAGTTTGACGATACGCTTGATGTAGGACGCAAGGTCGACAAGGTAGTCTTGCACCTGCTGGATATCGCTTGACCCTTTGATGAAGCCAAGCCGAATAAGATAGTTGACGTCCCAAATCTTTGCCCAGACGATGTCTTCGATTTGTGCCTTGGTCAGGGCTTGGCTTTGCATCGCAGTGACTTGGGCTTGCAAGGCGTTGACTTGAGCGGTCAGTGTATCGACGTCGCTTTCGGCTTGGCGGGCGATGGCGGTCGCTTGGTTGGCTGCGCCGATAGCACGGTCGGCCGTCGCTTGCGCAGTGCCTAGACCCTGCTTAAGCCCAGCGACCTGCGCTT